TCAACGGGGTGTTTCACCAGAGAGGACTTAGAGTCCGTAGCGTATCTTGCACTCTGCGTTGCCGCAGGACGGTATGACCCGACCCTGGGTTGGAAGTTCAGCACCTTTGCTTGGAACACTGCCCGTGGGTGGATCCAGCATGCTCTCCGTGATCACTCACGGATGGTTCGGGTTCCACGGTGGATTGCAGGGGTAAGACAAGAAGTCCGGGACATGATCGCCCGTGGTTGTTCGTTCGAACAGATTGAGGAAGGACTCGGTCTCGACTTCAAACAGATAACCATGTGCGAAGAGTCGTGGCAAGATGTTCACTCCTCTTATGATCACACACCCGAAGATAGTCGACCGAAAGAGTTTATCTACGAAGTCGACGAAATCAAAACTCACCTCGGCGTTGACCTACTTAAGAAGGTTGGCGACTTGAGTGACAACGAAATCAAGAACCTTCTCCTTCATGTTGAAGGGGAACTCGAGTCACAAGAAGACAAAGAAAAGGCCGAAGAGATCCTCCAGCGAATCCGTCTGGAAGTTCAAAACGGCTGAACAGTTCACTTTTATACGGGCACCCCATAATGTAGTGGGACCCTCCTTTTAACAATGCAAACGTCCGAAGAAACACTGAAGAAGCTGAGCGAAGCTATCGATGCTTTTGCTGCCGCCAAGGTTGCTAACAACGAAAGCCTCATCCGCTATTCCATCGCTAACCTACAGCAATTCCTGAATGACCACGTCATCGTCCCCGCCGCCGAAGCAAACCCAGCAGCAGAAGGCGCAACAGGAGAAGGGGCCTGATATTATGGGAAGATGCGTCATCCTAAAGGAAGACGTTATCCCCACGGAAATCAACAAAGGTGACCTGACCACGGACTGCTACTTCGTTCATCGTACTGATAACCAAGTAGACATCGCCCGTGGTTCTTCGGTTCACATCTTTGATGATTACTATGACAGAGGAATCCACCTAACTCAAATTGAAATGTCAGGGGGAAGCCTCAATCCTAAACTGAATAAACCTCGTATAGAGTAACATGTCCGAGAGCCTCAATCAAGAGGCAACTCCGGAAGCACAACCCGAAAAGAAAAAGAACGTACTCAGCCGAATCAAGGAAGGCATTGATGACCGCGACGAACAGCTCGCAGTCTTGTCTACCATGGTTCGGTTGGGTATTTTAGTATGGAGCGGTAGTATCCTCACCCTTGCATACATCAAGCTTCCTCCGGCTCTGGGGATCCCGGAACAGAAGCTGGATCCGACGTTTATTGCTTCTGTTTTCACAGGAGTCCTTGCTTCCTTCGGTGTGCAAACCGCAAAGAAGGGAGAAGCGTCAAGTAAACTGGGTGGAATAAGCAAAGCTGAGCTTGAAAAGCTCATCGAGAAAGCATCGGCAGTAGCACCAGCACAAGTGATCAGACTGGAGCAGGCTCCGATCAAGTTTGTCACCAATGAAAAAGGTGGTGAACCACCTGTAAACCCTACAGTCTGACATCATGAAAAAAGTATTCAACAAAGTGGTTGAGTGGGACAAAGCGAAAATCGCTTGGGCTAAGAAGAAGTGGAACCTGACTGACTATCAGATCACTTGCATTTCTTTCGCCAAGGGATTGATCATCGGCGCTATCCTTCTCTGATCATGCAAAAAGTAATTAACGTGCTCGCACTCGCTTCGTTTGCAGTTTCTGCTAGCGTGGTCGGTGCTGGAGCTTATGTGTATCTGAACAAAGATGCTCTGATCGAAAAAGCCAAAGCCGAAGTCGGTAAAGCTATCGGAAGTCAACTCGGTTCAGCACTTCTCAGTGGTCCCGCAATTGATCCCGTCGCTGGTATGGATGAGACAGGTGCAGTGCCACTTCCCGTTGTACCTTTCTAATTCAACAACATGGAAAACACCCCGACCTGGAACATAGAACAAGTGTGGGGAAGTGATCGCTTCTACCACGAAGGAGATGTCGCTGAAGGTCAGATTGCTTTTGTGATCGACAGTGGCATCGCTAAATTAGACGACCTGAATGTCAACGAAGAGTGGTCCAAGAGTTTTGTAGACGGGTTCCCGGACCCGTTTGAAGACATCACTGGTCACGGAACCGCTGTTGCTTCAATCATCGGTGCCAAAGCAAACTACGAGGGACTGACCGGTGTCGCTCCTGGTGCTGAGCTAGTTGCTCTGCGAGTTTTTGGTGATCGCGGTTGGGCACGTGGTCGTGACATCGAAGCAGCCTTGCAATATGCCAAGGAAGTTATTGTTGAGAACAACCTACAAGATAGGGCAGTTGTCAACATGAGCCTGGGTGGTGGGCAACCCAGTAATCATCCTCTCGTCGAAGAGATGGCAGACCTGGGAATCAAATTCACTATTGCTGCTGGCAACAGTGGCAGAGACGTTGATGGTTTCTCACCTGCCTCATACGGGCATCATGAGAATGTCTACGTTGCTTCGTCAAATACCGAAGACGGAGAGTACTCCTGGTTCACTAACTTCGACGGTTTAGATCTGAATGGTATAGACGACAGCGACTTCGTTGCTCCTGGGTCTAGGATCACTACCTACAACACCGACGGAACGGTAAGATTCCGGAATGGCACGTCATTCTCAGCACCGCACCTAGCAGGTGTTTTGTTGATGAGTGAAAAGGTCCGTCCGGGTCAAACGTTCGAAATGAGCGAAGAGCAGGTGGAAAAGGGAATGATCCCTGATCCTCTGGGTATGTTTGATCCTTACACCTACAAGCATGGACCAAGCACAGGAGATCCCACACCCGAACCTCCGCCGGAGTCACTTCCTCCAGGTCCCCCTGAACCTATCGTCATCGAAGTTCCGGGTCCCGTTGTGGAAGTCCCCATTTACATAGAGGTTCCCGGACCTGTGGTGGAAGTGCCGGTTCCCGGTCCCGTGGTTGAGGTTCCCGTTCCCGTTCCTGGACCTGTGGTGGAAGTGCCGGTTCCCGTTCCTGGCCCTGTGGTTGAAGTTCCTGTTCCTGGACCCGTAGTTGAGGTTCCCGTTCCTGGCCCTGTGGTTGAAGTTCCTGTTCCTGGACCCGTAGTTGAGGTCCCTGTTCCCGGTCCAGTGGTCGAAGTGCCCGTTCCTGAACCGTACCCAGTCCCCGTTCCTGTTGACCCTATCATCGGTGATTGGAATCAACCTAATCGTATCTTCGGAACTGTTGAGGATGACGCGATCTACGGTGGTTCAAAAAAGGATGTGATTAAGGGACTCTTTGGTAATGACACCATTGTTGGTTTCGGTGGAAACGACTCCCTTAAGGGGGGAAGGGGTGACGACCTGATCTTCGGTGGACAAGGGGGAAAGACAAAAATGACTGGCGGTGAAGGTGCCGACACATTCTTCTTATCCGGTGGAGAAGGATACTCAGTGATTAAAGACTTTGATGCAACTGAAGATAAGTTTATCTGTCCGTTCGAGTACGAACTAACTTACGGCAACAACATAACTAAACTCTGGGTAGAAGACGATTTGGTAGCTAAATTCAAGGGGATTTTCACTGAACTTTGATTTAATCTATCTATGACTGACCAATGCCTGACAACATTACTTCGGTCTCGGATGACACCTCAGTGGCAATGCCAATCCGCAACATCATTTCGATTGTTGCGGGGGTGGCTATTGCAACCTGGGCGTATTCCGGGGTGATCGAAAGACTTAACCGTATTGAAACGAAACAAACTATTAAAGAAACAGAAATCGCATCCAACACTGAATTTCGCATCAGGTGGCCCCGTGGTGAAATGGGTGCGCTTCCCGCTGACTCTCGCCAAGACATGACAATCGAATCCATCCAACGGGAAATGCTATCGATGTGGGAAGAGATTGAAGAGAACGATGATTGGATTGACGAGTTTGAACCACCTGAAGACGTCCAGAACACGGTCACTCAAATGAGCGAAGTGATGATTCGTCTCCGTCTTCTTGAAGCACAACTGGAAGATCTAAGAAACGATCGTAGGTGATTCTTATCATAAAGTTTACAAAAGTTTAACTCTGCTATGATAGAAGTGTAGGCGATGTTCGACCGATCAGTCGTTCCCTGTCGCTGAGTCATATTTTGTTTACACAATTTATGATCTTTTCTTTATCATGGCTACAGCTTCATTAGGTCGCTCCCAAAATTCTACCTGGGACAATTTCTGTGAGTGGGTGACCTCCACTAATAACCGTCTTTATGTCGGTTGGTTCGGTGTGTTGATGATTCCAACTCTCCTCGCCGCAACTATCTGCTTCATTACTGCGTTCATCGCAGCTCCTCCCGTTGACATCGACGGCATCCGTGAGCCCGTTGCTGGTTCACTCATGTACGGTAACAACATCATCTCTGGTGCCGTTGTTCCTAGCTCCAACGCAATTGGTCTCCATTTCTATCCCATTTGGGAAGCCGCTTCTCTCGATGAGTGGCTGTACAATGGCGGACCCTACCAACTGGTAGTCTTCCACTTTCTCATTGGCGTCTTTTGCTATATGGGTCGTGAGTGGGAACTTTCTTACCGTCTTGGTATGCGCCCTTGGATCTGTGTGGCATATTCCGCTCCTGTTGCTGCTGCCACAGCAGTGTTCCTTGTTTATCCTTTTGGTCAAGGAAGTTTCTCAGATGGAATGCCTCTCGGAATCTCTGGTACATTTAACTACATGCTTGTATTCCAGGCTGAGCACAACATCCTGATGCACCCCTTCCACATGCTGGGTGTTGCAGGTGTGTTCGGTGGATCCCTGTTCTCTGCTATGCACGGTTCGCTCGTTACCAGTTCGCTGGTTCGCGAGACAACTGAAACTGAATCTCAGAACTATGGATACAAATTTGGTCAAGAAGAAGAGACTTACAACATCGTTGCAGCCCACGGCTACTTCGGACGTCTCATCTTTCAATACGCGAGCTTTAACAATAGCCGCAGCCTCCATTTCTTCCTTGCTGCTTGGCCCGTGGTTGGCATTTGGTTTACCGCCCTCGGTGTATCCACAATGGCTTTCAACC